TTATCCCACGATTTGCTGATACAGTATTCTGACTCGCTTCCCTCGCTGCTGTAGTATCCGCTGCACACGATTGTAATCTTTGACAGATATGATGGGCGCGTGACGTCCCTTGTACAACTGGCCCTTATAGCTGTTATAGCCGGCGTACACCGGGCAGGTAAGCACCCGCCGAATGGACTCGGCCGTCTGCACCTTGCCACGCTTCCCAGTGTAGCCGCGTAATCTGCACAGCTCGGCAACGGCCGACAGATTGCGGTATTCCGTGTAACGATCGAAAATATACCGCACGCGCTCCGCTTCCGCTGGGTTGATTTTCAGGCTGTCCTTTCCGTCGAGGTCATAACCAAGTACTTCGTTGCATGTTCGCTTTCCCTGCGCTGCGCGTTCCGCAATCGCCGCGCTGACACGTTCGGCCGTAAATTCTCGTTCCATCTGGGCAAAAATCCCGAGCATACCCATCATTGCGCGCCCGGTCGGCGTGGTCGTGTCAAAAGCCTCCGTATAGCTGATTAACCCACAGTTGTGCGCCGCAAACAACTCCCACACGCTGTATAAGTCAGCAACGCTGCGCGTTAGCCGGCTCAGCGCCCAGACGCACACAACATCAATTTTCCCGGTTTGTACATCGGACAGCAACCACAGCATTGCCGGGCGGTGCTTGATGTCTTTCGCACTGATACCCTCATCGGCGTACACGTCCACCACATCATAGGCGCGATCATTGCACCACTGCATCAAGCTCTTGCGCTGGGCGGCGAGGGAATACCCCTCCGCCGCCTGCTCGCTTGTTGATACACGGATATAGATTGCCGCACGCATTACTGATCGTCATCCTCGAGGCTCAGGCCGAGTGCCTTGAGAGCCGCGGCGCCCATGCGCTGTGCGGGGATCATATCGCCGTCACTGTCAATGATGCATGCATCGCTCCCGCTGATCTCGTCGTAAAGCTCGGTAAGCGTGGGCGGCTCTGCCTCACCGCTGTACGGCCACTCGGACGCGATGCGCTCGACAAGGTCGCCGTCCCACGCTCTCCACGCCGTCGGATCTGCGGCAAGCTCCTGCAGCGCGTCGGCCAAAATGCCGCGCTGACCATACTCCCAGTTTTCAAAAATGGCGGCCGGCTTGCAATCGTCGTCGAGGATAGCGAGCATAACGGCGCCGCCGTTATTTTCGTAGACTTCGTACTTCATAGTGTTTCCTCCTTGATTTTTCTGCCTTACTCGGTTTATAATCAAGGTGGCCGGGGTAAGGCTCCCGGCTCACCTTCTCGGGTGCGAGTAGCGGGGCTTTGGTCGGTGCCGCTACTCTTTTTGTTTACTCATGCATGATGCGCTTGACGCTCTCGCGAAGTTCTTCAAGCGTTTCGCACTTCTCGATGAGTTCGAGGATTGCTTTCAGCAACGCCTCTGTGACGTTCATCTCGGTCATTCCCTCACTTCCTTTCACAAGAGGTTTCCCTCTGCCTTACGAGTATTATTATAAACCAAATAGTTTATAATGTCAACCCCGTATTTTAACTTTTTCGGATATTTCAGAAAATTTTTAGTTGACACGTTAAACTAAATAGGTTATGCTATCTAACAGAAGGAAGTGATACCGTGACAGCGCGGCAAATAATTGAAATGAAGCTTGCGTATTTTGGGATTACAAACTCCGAGCTGGCGCGACGGCTCGGATGGTCCCCCCAGCTGCTTAACAAACGGCTGAATACTGGAAAATTTACCGTAGAAGAATGGGAGCGCATCGGAGAAGCACTCGGCTGCAAAGTCAACATCAAGTTTACGCTGCCAGATGGCACAGAAATTTAAAATCACAAGGCCGCCGGAGCACTTACGCTCCGGCGGCCTTGCTTTGCCCAATTATTTATTATCCGTCAGCTGCTTGACGCTCTGGTTAAGTCCCGTCGCCGCCCAGCCGGACACAATACCGACGGCGGCAGCGTTGAGCCAGTCGTGCGCCGGGAAGTCCGGCACGCCCATCGCCCACGCGACGACGCCGAGGATCAGGCCGGCCGCGCCGCAGATGATGGGGATCCATTTGTCGGCCACGCTGGTGGCCTTGACGGCCATGCCAAGCAGATACGCGATGGCGGTGATCGCCGCCACAGATGCAATGCCAAGTTCCATAATAAATTCCTCCTTAATTTTTGTGCTCCAGATCGTCGATCCGGTGATTGGCCACTTTGATGCGCTCGCCGAGGAGCTCGGTGCACTCCTCCAGCTTATATGTACGCGCGATGACCTGATTGTGCTTGTCCACCTTGCGCTCGAGCTGCTCAATGCGATACGCCTGCAGCTCGTCGCGCTTGTCCAGCTCCGCGATCAGCTTGTTGTGCTGCGCGCGGCTGTTGATGAGGCCGACCACGATGGCGGCCGCTGCGCTGATCAGCGCGGCAATGATAACCTCCGACATCCGCGCCTCACTTCCCGCCGCCAGCGGCGTCAATCATCCGCTGACAGACGATCATCGCCTGCAGCGCGTCATACGTGACGTTGATTGCGTGCTTGCCGTCGCCCTGCAGCGCGCCGCGGGCGATCAGCTTCTGCGTCTCCTCGCGCGCCCATGTGGGCACGTCGTCCAGGCTGTAGTAGCGCGGGTTGCGTGCCTCGGTGTAGCGCATGCCGATAATCGCGCCGCGCACGACATCTTCAGAGATGTCGATGGCTCCATTGCCAGTGCCTTTCAGAGCGCCAGCATCCATCAATTCCTGAACCTCACTTCTGTACCATTCAGGTACGTCATCAATCGTCTTGTACTTTACCATGTTTTCTTCCTCCTCTTCGTTCGGGTGTTCCGGCGTCAGCATGGCCAGAAATGCCGTCCACTGCGCCGGGTCATCCGCCCACGGCATGGGGCAGCGCTTGCCCGTCACGTCGTAGTGCCGCAGCACGTGCTCCGTGTCGATGCCATAGCGCTGCATGATGTCTTTTGCCAAGGCCGCGGCGTTTGCCACGGTCTCCGGCAGGATGTAGTAGCTGCCGTCGGCGCGCTTGCGGCTGCACATCTCAATGCCGATGCTGTTGGCATTGCGACACTCGGGATGCCAGTAGCGCCGCCCGGCTTCTGCGCCGCAGTGCCACGCCGTGTCGCCCTCGCGCACGGACTGTATCGCACCATACTCGTCGCAAAAATAGTGCGCGCTGGCCTGCAGGCCGCCCACGCGGTGGTAGTAATCGCAGTTGTTGCGCGCGGTGTCACCGTTGTTTGCCGTGTAGTGCAGCACAATGTACCGCACCGGCTGCGTGCGCCCGGCGCGGTAATTGTCCGTGTTGCAAGCAATAAATTCCATATTCCGTCGCCTCCTTTTACGTGATCGGTTCATTGATGGTAGCGATAACTGCCGACGCATCCGTGCAGATCAGACTCAACCGGAGGTAATGCTCAGAGGGGCCTGTTATAGTGACGATATCTCCGACGGTAGTAAATTTGAGAGTATTCCAACCATATCCGTTGTATATATATCCCGCGACTTTAAACGTTGCCGTTTCGCTGTAACTCACGGCTATGCTTTTCCCGTCTTGTGAAGCGGGTATGCTCGCGCCCTTGATACGTAGAATATCTCCATAATGCAGGTGAATAAGACTCGGCGCGTCCATATTTGCGCCGATTGTTGCCCAGCCTGTCTGTGCTTTGTTCGCGCCGCTCCCTGCGCTTAGTCGTGTATCGGCAGAGATTCCAACGGTGTCGATGATGTTTGTGACGACCGCCGCGCAGGTAATCACGATGCTGCCCGTTACCTTGGCAATAGTAATTACGCTGCCAGATACAGCCGACGCGGAAACGTCCGTTCCACCCATCATGACAGTGATTGCGCCGAGCTTCTTGTATGTTCCCGTCGGGGAGAGCGTCGTGGTGTAGGCCGCGCCTTTGGCGATGGTATCTGCCGTGTTGGACGACGCGCAGTTGGTGAGATTGCGCGTAATGGTGTAATTCACAGACGGTACAGAGGCCGCCGCAGTGATCGTGACCGTTCCCGTCACCTTGGAGATGCTGATTGCACCGCTGCCAGCCGAGTAAGCCGTGGCTGTGATATCCACGCCTCCCATTTTGACCACTACCGACGTGATCGTCTTTCCGCTTTCCGCCGCGATGGTCGCGGTGTACGCCTCGCCGTAATCCACCTGAGACGCGGCGTTGCTGATCGTGCAGCCTGTGAGATTTTTGGTGATCGTCTGATACCAGTGCAGCGTCTCGGGCGTCCCGTTGGTCATAGCCGCGCGGTAAGCGTTGATATCGGCCATTGACATTCCGCACGTTCCCACGGCAAAATGCATGCACTTATCGCGGAACGTATCGCCGGAAACGGCGTTGATCGCATTGATAAGCCTCTTCCAGTCTGATTCATTCCGTCGACGGGCAAGTGCGTCTGTCCCGGAGCCGGAATAAAAGGTAGTCAGTTCATAATCCTTGTCGATGTCGGACTGGCTCATGCCGAGCAAGCCCTCCAGCACACACGCGAGAGTGCCGGTACGATCTGCACCTGCGGTGCAGTGGAAATACACCGGCTCCCGATGCGTCACGGCGTCGATCACGCAGCGAAGATAGAGCTGCCACGTTTCAACCGGCGTCAGCGCGTAGGACGCTGCCTTGTCGGCAATCGTAAACCACACATCGCCGCCAAGCGGAGATTCCGTTGCAACGTCACCGTCGGACGGGTCGCGCCCCTCTTTGCCTCTAAGGTCAATTTCATGCTGCACGCCAAGCTGGCCGACCAGTACCGCCCGATCTGCGGCAGAGATACGCCCGCCCCGAATCAGTAGGCCGTATTTTACCGTGCCGCCGTCGCAGGCCCATCCGCCAAGGTCGCGCACGTTCCACGCTTCTGCAGAGTTTTCTCGCGTGCGAATCCACCGCAGTGCATCCAGCGGTTTGAGCGTGCCCGCTTTCCCGCCGGAGGCAAACGGCGTGAGCACATTCGGTATTTCGTTGTAGTGCGTCACCCCACCAGCCGTCTGCCCAATGGGCTTGTAATTGCTCACAACATCTGTTGCAGGCGCATAGTTGGCAATCTGTGACGTGCTGTAATCGCTCGGGTCATAGGTCACGTTGGCCAGATAATTGCGCACCGCCTCTGGGCACTGATGCCACGCGACCTCCTCCGCGCCAGTGATGCTGCGCACCGCATCGCCCATCTGCGCGATCTTGTACGTCTCCGCGCCGCCGGTCTTTTCGCGGATGGCAGCTGCAATGTCCTGTACGGCGGTTTCTTCGTAGAGCTTTTTCATCTCAGTAGCTCACCTCCGTGCCATCAGGCAGGGCGGCTATGACGCTGTTGACAATCTCCTGCTTATCAGCTGCCGTCCAATAGTCCGTGCCTCTGACAGGGGTCTTGCCGTCCTTGCCGGGCACGCCAGCAGGGCCGGTTGCACCAGCCGCCCCCGGTTTGCCATCCGCGCCATCCTCGACCGTGGCAATGGCTGCGCCGTCCACGTTGATTGTCGTTGTCTTGCCGGACTTAGTGGCCGTTACCACCGGGCTGTGGCCGTCCTTGCCGGGCGCGCCGTCCGCGCCCTTGAGCTCGGCCATGGCGATGAGGTTTGCCCACGTGCTGCCGCCGTCCGCGCTGTACTGGATGTAGCCGTCCGCCACGCGCAAGCCCATGCTACCAGCGCCGCCACCTGTCCGCGCCGCCTCGTTGATCGCCGCCACCAGCGTGTCCTTTGCCTCCGTCGTCAGGCCGGCAAGGTCGCCGATCTGACGCTGGATCGTCCGCAACGTCATCTGGTCTGTCGGGGTGTATACATATCCGGAGGGCTTCGCGCGCTTGTGCACGATAAAGTCCTGCTGCACCACCGTGTACGCGCCGGTGTCGTCGGTGATGTAGGCGTAGGCCGTCAGCGGGTGCCAGTCCTGCAGCAGCTCGGCCGGGATGATGGCTGTGCCGTCGTCCTCAACATCCACGTCCACGCTGCAGCCGAAGCATCGATTTTGATAGTGTATTTGCTTTACGCCGTCGCCGTCGGTGATCTTGGCCCGCCGCCCGGTGTCCCACTGCCACAGCGCCCCGCGCCCGTCTGCGAGTGTGATTGTCATGTATTATCGCCCCTTTTTATTTGTATTTGCCCACCACGTAGTAGGCGATGCGTGGCGTGGATAGCGTGGCGCCTGATGCACGCACGCACTGGTATGCCGGCGCGTGTGTCAGCGACGTGCCCGTGTCGTTTTCGGTGTTGGTTGCACACCAAAAGTTTGCGCCATCGGCAATCGGCGTTGCTGTGACGACTGGCTGATCCACAAACGCAAAGGGATACTGCCGGGCAGACTTGTTGATTGCCATCCCCATCCACGACGCAGTATACAGGTCACCCCAGGTCTGCGCCGTCATCTCCAGCGTGTCGGTGCCAAATACCGCCCACATCTCGGCGATACCGGATGCCCACTTGCGCCACGTCCACACACCGGTCGTGCCCTGCGCGGCGATATAGTCTGCCCCAGCCGCGCCGCCCGAACCGCTGCCGGATGCGCCGCCGTCGGACGTGTTGTAGCTGCTGCTGGACTCCACGCTGTTGCCAATCGACGTTTTCCCGGAAAACACGAACGTGTAGTTCATGATGATCGACGGGTATTCCCGGCCGTTGATGTCCTTGACGATAACCTTGTCGAAAATATCAAGCCGCGGGTCGGCCGGAAGATCGCCGGAGAACTTATAGATCGGCTTGTTTTTCAGCTGCTCGTACGCTGTTTCCGCGACTGCTTCAGCAGCGACCGTGATCGACCCTGCTGGCCCTTCGATGCCCAACCACAGGTTGTCGTCATTCAGTTCGATAACGTAGCCTCCGGCGCCGAAGAAATACGTGTGCTCTTGCCCGTCACTGGCGAACGTCTTTTTCACGCGCACTCCAGTGACTTCGACCGGCGTACTTGCCACTTCCAGTTGGTTAATCCACTGTGTTAACGTCACATCTGCTGTAGATGTAATCGGTCGCACATACAGTGCATCCCCAGACACCACGGCATTGCCACCGCAGGCCAGCGCGATAGCTTCGATCACCTGCCGGATGGTGTGCTGTGTGTCCACGGTCGCCAGCGCGTTATACCCCAAATCATTATCAATCGCGCTGGGCGTCAGGCCGAGACGAGTCGCTGCCAGCCTCCATAGCTCTATGTAATTGTGCTCTCCCTGCATCTCCGTCGGGCACAGCACGTTCGCTTCCCTCATGGCATCGTAGCAAGTAAGCGTGGTAACTTCATGCACGGTTTCCACTTCATAAACCTTAAAGCTGCCCATTGGAACCAAGTATCCATTGCCGTCGATTTTGATATCTGCCTTTAGGTGCACGGTCGCTCCTTCGTATAGATTCCGGTTATCGACGTTTTGCCACCCACCATCGTACATTTCAATTGTCGCGCATTTGCACGCGGAAAGCCCGACCGGGTAACTGCCTGATGATATCTGCGCTGTGATTTTCGTTCCACCAGGACGAAAACACGCCCCGTCTACTTGTAGGTGTTCCCCCGCCTTGAGCGTCACAGTTGTACTGCCATAATACACCAATGTCACATCGTGATCCCACGTAAAAGTCGCTTCAACCACAAAGTTCGTCTGCGATGGATAGACGCTTGTGATTTGACTTTCGACTGTTCGCATTCATGTCACCCCCAATCACGTCAGTGGATTGACGCTGACCATGTTAAAATCCAGGGACGTAAACAGCTCCTTGCCTTCGTTCAGGCGCCCGATATTCAGCTGCCCTTTGCCGACGTAAAACCACGCCTGGCACCACGCGCCGTAGTAAGCGGAAAAGTAGTGCAACTGGAACTGCTGACCTTTTGCAATGATCTTCAGGATCTGCGACAGCATGGTTTTGCTGATCGACGCTCGGCTATATCCAAGCGCTTCGACAGTGAACAGCGGACTGACAACGGCCGCGCCGGTCTGGGTGCGGCCGCTGTCCTCCGTGTAAGTTGTTTCAAAGTCGTACGTCAGTGCGCCGGAATCCGGCTGCGGAAGTACCAGCCAGTCATCCGACGGACTTTTTCGAATTTTAATGTATTCCTGTGCCATGTGTTACACCGCTACAAGCGGGTTTTTGCCCGTTTGCCCTTTCCGCAATTTTGCTTCGGTGATTACTTCATCAAACAATGTGCGGCGATCCAACCGGGCGATAAACTCGTATCGGCTGCCGGCACCGCCAGCTTCTTCGCGCACAATCTGGCGCAGCAGGGATTCCGGCGCTTCCAGGTTGTTGCCGTTGCGCTGGTCGCCCAACACGGCCAAGAACTGCCGGTTCGCCGGAATGACCGCTCCGCGCGCCAGCATCGGGATCTGCGGCACTGGCAGTGGATTCACGCCCCACATATTCTGGAACGGGGAAATGCCAAGGAAGTGCGCATTGCGGATCGTATTCAGCATGGAATTGATCTTGTTGAACGGCACGGCAATGATCGTGTTCATGCCGCGAATGATGGCGTTGACGACCGTGTGGAAAGTGCTTTCGATGCCTTCTTTGATGCCTGACCAGATACGGCCGCCGGTCGAAAACACGTCCTTGACCTTCTGCCATGCGTCTCGGAATTTGCTCTGAAACCACTCCGGCACAGACTTGAAGGCGCTTTTGATTCCATCCCACGCAGCCACAGCGCCGGATGAGACCTTTTCCCACAGGCCGCTGAACCAGTCCTTTACGGCCGTCCATTTTTCGATGACCCAGTCCACTACCGCCGCGGCACCTGCTTCCACATTGGCGAGGTGCTGCTCAAAAGCTGCATCGATACTGCTGATCGTTTTACTGATCCATTCCTTTATGGACGTCCATTTTGCGACGATCCACACGACCACTGCAGCTATAGCGGCAATCAGCAGCGGTATCCACGCCCCTGTAATGATAGCAATAGCACCGCCAATAGTTAGCAACGCCACGGTAATAGCCGTAAGGTTCTTGCTGTTGAAGCCGTTTTTAATCACGTCGCGAATTGCCACACCAAGAAGTACAAGCCCCGCGACGATTGCCGTGATTGCTCCGCCAAGCACACCAAATGCCAGCCCCAGCCCAGTGACAGCCGCAGCAGCGCCGATGATGTACCCTGTCAGATTGTCGAAATTTATGCCGTTTTTAAGCATATCGACAACGTTGATGCCCATCAGGACAGCCCCCGCGACAGCAAGCGCCAGCTGCTTTGCCTTCGACAAATTCCCCAGGAACTTCTTTCCGATTTTCCACGCAGCGAATCCAGCGGCCACCGCCGCCACATACGGCGATAGCTCGCGGACAACGGCTGCGATCTTGCCGATTTTTCCGGTGTCGACCTGATCGGACAAATCAAATTTCGGCGCTATGCCAGACGAACCGCCTCCACCGCCGCCGGAACTATCGTTCGATTCCCAGCGGTTCATTTCATCTAGCCCGGAAAGCTGTTTTTTTGCCTTCTCGGCCGCGTCCCCTGCGGCCTCGGTTGCGGAAGCCTGATTATACAGTGCCTTTGCAGATGCATCCGCTTGTGAAGCCGTTTTGCCAAACAACGAATTGATAAACACGGACACAACGGCAGTCAATTTGGCAAGCCACGCCAGAAGCGTTCGAATTGCCGGCAAAATATAGTTATAGATCGGCGCAAAAGCGGAAATCAGATTCCCCCTGATCTGCGCCAAAGATGTTGACATTTGCTTGTCTGCACCGATTGTGCTAAGCAGCATTTTGCGCATCGCACGCAGTGCTTTGGTAATCATGGTGAAAATGAAGACGCGCTTTGCTAGGCCAGCAATTCGTTTGGTGAATTTCTTAAATTGTTCTGACACATTCTGCGTCGTCAAAGCTGCAAGACGCTGCTTTCCCACATATTCGCTTACGGAAGCACTGGCTTTTTCCTGCGCGATCTGGCTGCTTTCCAGATTAAGCTGCGCCATTTTCAGCTGCTGCGTCGTTTTCTGGATTGCATCGCCGGTTTCCTGCGATACCGTCCCGGTGCTTCTGGTTTTCTTTTCGTTTTCGGCAACAGCCTGCAGTTCTTCCAGCTGCTGCCGCAGCGTGGCTACCTTCTGTGCGGCCTTGTCCACGTTGTTCGCGGCCTTTTTCGCGTTGTTTTCCAGCTTCACAAGCCCCGCGTCAAACTTGCCGCTATCAATCGCTGCTTCGTATACCAGATCGCCGACAACATCAGCCATCGCGTCCACCTCCCATCAGCTGCCGGATGAATTCATCTTCGTCGTCGGTCAGATGCGCCGACTTGAAATCGATCAATTCCCGGTTTTCGTCGTAGTATTCGCGTTCCCACTTTTCCAGCTTCTTGTGCTTGCGTAGCTTTCGCCGGATGTCCAGGATCGTGGAAAACGTGCAGTCACCGATCTCCATATAATATCCGATGAACGTCCACCAGTGCATATACGGCAGCGCGCGCACGTCCTGTCCGGCCACGCGGTTGATCGGCGCAATGATCATCGGGAAATCTTGCTCCCAGTCCATCTGCTTCGGCTTCTGACGCTGGTCGCCGCGATCCACGCCGCCGTCTAAAAACCACAGCATGAATTTCACCGCGGCGGCCATGTCCGTGATCTGATCCCAGTCCGGGTAAAAGATCTTGATCGCCACTTCGGCGCGATCCTGATCTGTCAGCTCCGGGTCATTCAGCGCGGCGCAGATGTCCAGAATTTCGCGAAAGTCGCTTCGGATACGAAAACACCGGCCGCCGATGCATGCAGTCTTCGGCAGGCCGGTATTCATGATCTGCGCTTCTTCCTGCGCTGGCCGCCGCCGTTGTATTTATCCAGGTATTTTGCCTGGCGTTTCTGCGCGGCAGCGGTCGCAGCGTCCATCTCGCGCCGAATCTGGCGCGAAACCGCTTCCAGGAACGAAATGATTTGCAGGGAACCGGACGGCGTGAGTGAAACGCAGTAGGCTTTGCCGAACACTGTATCGCAGACGGGCGAAGGGAACGCCGCGTCCACCTGCTCGCGTGCGTAAGCGTCCAGTTCGCGGATCGTCGTGCGGGCGTCCGTATCGCTTTCCTGCGTGCCCATTTCGTCGGCTTTGGCCTTGATCGCCATCGCGGCCGCTTCCAGCCGGTCGATGATACCGATGTCGTTCGGGTCAAAATAGATCTTCCGGTTTGCGTCGCCGTTAATGGTGAACGCTTTCAGACCGGTTTCAAATGAAATGTTATTGCTCACGCCGTCACCCCCTTATGCCGCCGCCTTCGTGAACGTGGCCACGCCGTCCGCAATGGCCGCCGTGCCGACCGTGCGCGTGCCGCCATAGGTCACATCGAACGGCATATCCACAGTCTTATCACCGCCCAGCGACTTCACCTCGATCGCGCAGCCGCTATAGCGTTCTGCGAACATCGCCGTGTCCTTCGTGCCGGCATAGCAGTGCACGATCATCATGTCCTGTTCGGCCAGCGCGGCAACGTCCTGATCCTTGATCGCCAGCTGCCACAGCTTCGTCAGTGCGGTCTCGCCGGCGTCCAGATTGCACGGGTCAAAGGTCTGCGTGATGGTCGGCGCGGACATGGTGGTAAACGTGTTGCCGAGAATGTCCTGCGTGGTCTCCTTGTTCCAGTCATATTCCTGGCTGCTGTCTTCCACGCGCTTGCCGACGATCGACCAAACCGGCGCGGAAGACGTGCCGGTATTCAGGAAGGCCATCAGCAGCTTGCGGGCAATCGTCTGGCCCGCAGTGGTGTTAAAAGTCGTACTTTCAGGCATAATGCATCACCTTTCAAAATTATTATCGTACCGCATCGATAGGGACACGGCCCAATCTTCCACGCCGTCGGGATAGCGCCCGGTCAGGTAGGCCGCCGACACCTGCACAAATGCGGTGATCGTCCGGCCGTCGCCAAGGTCAGGCCACGCGGCAAGCGTGTGCTGCTGGCCGTCCGCCATAATTGGCTGTTTTTCCAGCCAGCACGCCAGTTTGTCTAACCATCCCTTGATGTGGATGCGGTCAGTTTCCGACTGCGGCACGGCGCGATAGACAACCATAAACGCATAGTTGCATTTCTGGTACACGCCGCCCATTATGTCGGTCGTTTCGCTGATTACCGTCGCCGCAGCGGACGGATAGATCCCGACACCGGACTTGTCGCCCAGCTCGCCGAATCGGATTTCCCGCGCACCGATGGCCGGGAAGTCATTCAGCAAACCGCTCAGGATCGTTGAAAAATCTTTCGTATCAACCATTTGATTCCCCCAGGATGATCCGCTTGCAGCCATCCGCCCATTCTTTTCCGTGTTCGTTTTGCGCGACTTCCGCCCAGTGCGGCACGCCGGCCGCAAACCGCAGGTCGCGGTCAGTCGCAACAAGTGTCGCTCCTTTTCTAAAACGCGGGCCGACATTCGGGATGTTCGCAGGGCCTTTCCCGGTTTTTGAATCCACCATGACCTTGCCCATATACAGATACCGTGCATATGGGCCGGGGAACACGACCTGCCGGCCACTTTCTGCGACGTATGAACGCTGCTGCAGGCTGCCGGTTTTCAGCGGCATATACAGCTTGCTGTCCGCAAGCACCTGCTGCCCCAGCCATTCCTGCGCTTTGGCGAATCGCGGGCCGTATTTGGCGAATCGGAGATTTACCCGGACGTGTCCCTTGACATAGCTGACGTCCTTATAGTGCTTGATGCCGCTCATGACGCTGTCACCTCGAAGTGCGCAATCAGCGGAAACCACGCGCAGGATGTGATGCGGTGGCATTCTGTGATTTTACACAGCACATCGTATTCCGCCCAGTCGTGCTCGCCGCGGCAGAAATAATCGCCCGGCTGAAACGCGATCATGCCGCTGCGGTCATCCGCCGCCTGATACACTTCCGGCGTCGCATAGGTCATTGCGCCGATGGATGCTTTCGGCACAAGCAGCAGCACATAGTGCCCCGGAACGTCGCCGGTCGTGCCTGGATTCATGGCGGTTTTCGCTTCCACCTTGACGCCGGTCAGCACGTGCCGCACCCACGTATCGTCCTGACCGCGCGCGCCGCGCACACGGGAAAAAAGCGTGACCGTATCGCTATGCAGCAGCATCAGCACGTCACCCCCGCATACAGCACAAGGACGCCATCCACGGCCACGCCGGAAAGCCAGCGCCGAAGCAGGTCAAACACCAGCGCATCCCGCGCCGCCGTGGTCTTCGCAGCGGTCGTGTAGCAGCTGTCTGCCGCCTTGTATGTGATCGATTCGCTGCCGGACGACACCGACGCCACAGGGCCGGCGGTTTTTACGCCGCCGGCGTCTGCGGTTTCCGCTGCGCTGTCACGCGCCTGGTCGATGCGGTAAAGGCATTCGGCCAGTTCGCACGCGCAATCCTGCAGCTTTTCGGCGTCGATCGTGGATTCCGGCAGCGTGCCGCCGAAGCGGTCGAACGTAAAGCGGTCGATCTCCCGCGACGCCGCACGCAGGTAGCGGACAGCAGTCACTTCGTCGCGGAAAGGGGACAGATCGTCCCCGTACCGTTTTACGTATGT